GACGTTATTCAGGACTACTATAAGGACGATCATTATGACATCAGGTATGCAATGGTTCACAACATGGTCTATGGTGTGCACGTCAATGGATTAAATGTGTATCAGAAATTATCAGGCCAACCATCAGGGACACCATCAACATCAGTTTTTAATACTTTAGCTAATTCTTTGTATATCATTTGTGCTTTTTTAATTTTGTGTGAACGGAACAATGAATTCCGGGCCAAATCACTGGTCATGTTAAATGCTTTGATTGCTTATGTGGTTTATGGAGATGACACTGTTTTGACTGTGTCAAAGAAGATCTCACGTTGGTTCAATTGGTTTACTTTGCGAGACGTTTTTGCGGAGTATGGCATGGAGATCACCCACCCAACTAAAAATGTGGTAGATAGTCCCTTTGAAGACCTTATGTCTGGGACTTTTCTTGGCGCCGGTTTTGGCGAACACCACAAGTATGATGGGTTGATGATCCCCCTCAATCTTGCCAAAAGCATGGAGGACCAGTTGAATTGGCACAAAGGCAAGGAAACCACATATGAAATTTTTTATGTAAATGTTACGTTTTATCTCGACATGGTCCATTTTTATGGTCGGGACCGTTACAACGAAGCTCTGAGTATAATCAACAGAGTTTTAGAATCTCATGACTTACCACAACACGATGAGGAGTATGATGACTTTAATCGTCATTTTCTCCAGGCGTGTGGTAAGTTACATGGCCGCCAGGTGCAATCAGCACTAGTGGTCAATCCATTATCAGGGAACCATGAGGGTGCCCTGGTAAGTGGCCAAACTGTGATGAAGTTTGAGCCAGGGAAAAATTATAATCATGACGTTGTTGCTATGGCAGGCGATGGCACAACGGCCACAATAATCAACAAAACCAAAAATCACTTGGTTTTGCCAGTACCATGTGGGTCCGGGAACGATATACCTTTCGCTCTCGGGTTAGGGGAGAACCTGTCCAAGTTTAAAGATCGTATCGAGTCATTGGAAGCAGTGAAGATTGACCGTTGGCTTATCGGAACAATACCATTTATCGGCTTTGCCGTATTTGGTGGGCTTGTAGATATGTTAAGCAAGATAAACCGACTGGACCGCCGCGAGGAGAACCGCGGTACCATAGCTCGATCGCTTGGAATCCCCCCACATAAATTTAAATTTAAATTATTTGTCGACGAAAACGACATCGACATTTCAAAGATCAATACCCTTGTACTCAGTGCGACTGGGTTTCATGGGTTGAAATGTGTCACCCCGAAAGAACTTGGGGATGGGATGATCGCAGTTCAAGGTTACACACGATCGCAGATTGTAACCTCACACTTTGGTCGACCACCAGAATTTTCGGTTTTAACAGACAACGTTAGGATTGAAATTACAGAGAACATGCGAATCTCAGTAGATGGTGAAGTAAAGGTATTGGGAATTGGTAGTTTCCAACTTCGCCATGGCGGGACTAGGTCAGTTGTAGCAAACCTCAAAGAGAGAGGTAAATTGCAG